GCCGTCCACGCCGTTCTTGCCCGCGCGGTCAAAATTTCCGTCCTCACCATCCGTGCCGTTGCCGCCGTGCCCGACGAGGATCACGCGCAGCCGCGTTTTGCCCGCCGGGGCCGTCCACGATCCGCTCTCGGTAAAGACCGCGCGCTCGGTGTAGAGATACGAGCCGTCCGCCTGCAATAGCTTGCTCTGGCAGCCTTGCAGCACGCCGTCCGAGAATTGAAACGTCTGGTAGATGCGCCGCGCCGTGGTCGCGCTGCTCTCGTCGAGCCACACGGTGTCCACGTCGCCGATCTCGGAGGACGGGTCGCCGCGCCCGGTCAGCTCCAGCTGGTTGCCGCCGTAGCACGAGAGGATCAGCCGCGCCGCCGTAAGCGCCTGCGCCTGCGTGTGCAGAAGCGGGTTCTCGATGGTCATGGTCTTCTCGCTGCTCGTGGAGTTGCCCGAGACGACGTACTCCGTCCCGTCCGAGAGGTGGAAAATGAGCGACGCAAGGGACTGGTTGGCCTTCATCGTCGGGTAGTTGACGAGGTTTTCCAGCGTGATCTTGCTGCCCTGATTCCACAGCGGTTCCACCGCAAGTTTGCCCGTTTCCGCGTCCGCGCGCGGCCATGTGCCGGTCGCCATGCAGGCCCAGCGCAGGATGTCGCCGCACTTCTTCCCGCTCACCGCGGCGCGGCTCGAGGCCGTGACCGCGAGGTTGGAATAGTCCGCGTCCACCGTGTAGCGGTCCGCAAAGTTTGTGCCGAGCTGCGCGACGAGTGAGGCGATCCAGCCAGAGAGCGTGATGGGCAGCACCGTCGGCGCGAGGTACGCGCGGTCGGCCAGCAGCCCGATGATGTCCACAAGGTCCCACTGCATCGTCAGGCCGTTGTCGCCGGTCTTCCAGCCGTCGGAGTATTGGTAGAAGACGCCCACGCGCTTATACTCCACGCTGCCGTCCGCGAGCCGCACGCCGATGTAGGTCTCCACGCCCTGCCGCTCCTCGATGCTCTGGAACAGCCCGGACTTGCTTCGCGGCTCGAACATACGGTTCTTGTTGTTCATCGCCATTTTGAGCATTCCGTATGGCAGCGTCAGGCAAGATACGTCCCCTTGCTGCTGCACGGAAAAAGATGCCAACATATTTTCGCTCCATTGCTCGTAGTAGCCCGGTACGATCTCTACTGTTCGCATTCTGCGGTACGGCAGGCTCCATTTGGTCACAGTCACCTTGATCGCGTCCGGCGTGTAGACCGTAAACCCGGATATCTTGACGGCGCTTTGCGTGTTCCCTGCATACGTTTCCGTATGATACGGCACGCCATCGACCAGAATATCCACCGTAAAATCCTCCGGTACACCGTCAAGCGGGTCGGAAGAAAAGAAGATGCTGCACGCCTGCAAAACGCTGACGTTGGCAAATGACAGCTGCGTCCATACCGAAGCAGAAAACATTCCGTCCGCGCCCGACAATGCCTCACTTGCCGTTCCAATTTCGCCCGCAATTTGATAGTCGTCCGGGAAAATCGCAAACGATCCATCCAGCAACCAGCGGTTTTTCTCCAGCGTTGCGCAGCGCGGAGGCGCGGAAATGTCCTTGTCCGTCAGCTGTGCCGACTTTGACCACGGCGCAAGCCCGCTTGACGTGACCGTCCCGATGGTCATATCGGGGTCGGAGATGTCCACCACCGCTTTGAGGTAGATGCGCCTTGTTTTCCCGACGATAGCCGAGCGAAACGCGGAGGTTGCCTCAATCATGCGGCGTCACCTCCCGCAGCTCGACGGAAAAGTCACCCCAAATCGGCTTTCCCTCGCGGCTCCACATAAATTTAGGCGAGGCAAATGCCGTCACAAAAAACTCGGACGAAATCATTTCCGTGCTGTTCGGTGGGAGAAACGCGCAGAGGATCGGCTCATTTCTCCCCTTTTTGCACGCCGCAAGCAGGTTATTTTTCTCCTCGTCGGTAAAATACCCGTACTGGTAATTCACGCGCCACACCGTTCCGCGCAGCTCGCGAACCATGTTCCCCGGCAGCATCACAAGGTCAACGCTTAGCGGCTCTTCATAAGCCGTATAGCCGCCCTTCTGGCTTTCCGGCAAAAGAATCGAATAGCCGCCGGTATCTAAAATGAGTTGATTCATGCCGCCTCCTTATGCCATCTGCGCGTTTGCGATAGGCGTGCCCGCCGCAGCCGCCGCCTTGATGGAAAACGGCAGCAGATAACTCGCCAGCTTTGTGCCGTCCGGGAACATCAGGTTGATGGTGGTCGTTCCGGTCTCTGTGCTTACGCCCATGCTGTTGACGATGGCCGCGCTTGACCGTCCGATGCCGGAATCGGCAAAGCCTACCGTTGCCGTTCCAAAGTCCAGCCCGCTTGTAATGCCGCGTTTGATCGTTCCGTATTCGCTCTCCCAGCCCTCGCCGAGGCCAAGCGCCATGTTTTCGCCGATGCCCGCGAACACGCGGGACGGGGAGTGAATGCCAAGAACGCCCTTGACGTTATCCACAATGCCGCCGAAAAAGTCGGATACCTTTTCGCCGATCCACGACGCCATGCTCTTGATGCCCTCCCACACGCCGCGCACAATGTCCTTGCCGACCTCGATAACGTCAGGAATGGAATCGACCAACGTTTTAATAATTGTTTCCGCCATATTCAAAACGCCTGTGACCAGCTGCGGAAGGTTCTGCGCCAGCCCCTTGACCAACGCAATGACCATTTGCAGGCCCAGCTCAATGACCTGCGGCAGTTTTTCGACGGCATAGCCGACGAATTTCTCAATCATTTCAGGGCCTTTTTCCTGCACCACAACGCCGATGTTCTCAAGGATTCTCTCAACGACCGGTAAGAGATTTTCCGCCACCGTCACGGTGCTGCCCAAAAGGTTCGTAATGAGTTCCGCCATGTCGGCGTTTTCATCGCCAAGCCCCGTGATAAAGTTGTCATACGCGGCTTTCATCGACGCGATAGAGCCCTGGATCGTCGTGCTGGCTTCCAGTTGCGTCGTGCCCGTAATGCCCATTTCCGTCTGCACGGTATGGATAGCGTCAACGATGTCCGCGTAGCTGTCGATGGTGTAATTGGTGTAATTGCCCTGCGCGGCATTCAGCGCGTTGGCGTCGTCCAAAAGACGCTGCATTTCCTCCTTCGTGCCGCCATAGCCGAGGGCTAAATTGTCCAACATCGTATAATTGGATTTTGCAAACCCTCGATAAGCATTTTTGATGAGTTCCATATCGGTACCCATCTTATTTGCGTTGTCCGACATGTCGGTAATGGCCAGATTCGCCTTTTCCGCTGCCGCGTCCGTGTCGCCACCCATCGATTGCAGCAGCGACGCAGAAAACGCCGTCACGGTGGTCATATACTCGTTCGCGCTCATGCCCGCCGTCTGGTATGCGTTTGCGGCGTACTGCATCACGGTGTCGGCAGAGGACTTAAAAAGTGTTTCCACGCCGCCAACCAGCTGCTCATACTCGCCGTAGCTTTGAATTGCTGCCTCGCCAATGTTTTTTACCGCGCCTGCAACAGCTTTCACGCCAGCAACAATGGCTTGCCCTGCAATATTGGCTTTCAGCACGTCGCCAAAGCTCAATGCCTTTTCTTTGGTATCCCCGAGGTTTTTATCTACTTCGCTCGTGTCTACGCTGATTTTGACAAAAAGGTCTAATAAATTCATTTTCTCACCACGCTTTTTGGTGTTTTTGGTGAAAAGCCCTTGAAAAGTCAAGGCTTATGTAGTACAATTTCAAGAAAGGAGGGTTTTGCCATGATCAATTTCAACAAAGATTCCGCATTTGACTTAAAGCCTATCTCCATTGCCGAAGTCCGCGACGAGGTCAACGGTCTTTTGATCGCGGGCGAAGAGATCGCCTGCGCGTTCAAAACGATCCGCGACCAGCTTATCTTCACCAACAAGCGCATTATTTCCGTTGACGTGCAAGGCATCACCGGAAAGCGGAAATCGTTCAGCTCCATACCCTTTTCCAAGGTGCAGTTCTTTGCTATCCAGACACCCGGCCTTGTTGAGCTGATCCCCGATAGCGAGCTTGTCCTGACGTTCTCCAATGGCTTTACCGCCAAATTTGAGTTCAAAGGCGATACCGACATCGGAAAGATTGGCCGCATGATCTCGGAATACGTCCTCAAATAACGCCTATCCATCCGCCGCCCCGTCAGGGGCGGCTTTTTTTATCGTCAGCCCGCACCGCGCGACTATATCGGCGGTAATCTCTTTGCACGTCCTGTTGTCCTGCTTTTTCGGCTCAATAATGTCCGCGTATCGCGCCTTGATGTAGTTCCCGCTCGCGTATTGCGCCGTGTTTTCGGCCACAATGCGCAGCGCGTCCGTCACATAAATGCGGTATGCGTCGTTTCTTGCTTTCTCATTGAGCCGCGCCACGCAGTACCGCAGGAACGGCTTTATTCGTCTTTGCCCTCGGTATTCTCCTGCGCAGAGCCAGAGGTTTTCCCGCTCTGCGCTGAGAGAAAAAGTGCGTCGAATGCTTCATCGGTCAAAAGTTCCGTCGCATCGCGCATCAGCTTGACGAGGTTCAGCGCGCCCTTGTAGCTCTCCGCGCTCACGCCCTCAATAGAGGCAAGAATAGCGATGATGTCGCCTTTGTGACCCTTGAGCAGCGCAGGGAGAGCTTTGCGCGCCCGCTGCGTTGCAAACTGCTTCACCGTCATGCCCTCCGGCAGCTTTTCCCGTCGGAACATCGCGGAAGCCTGTTCGTCCTCCGCAATGTTGGCGATCGGGTCGATGATATCCGCGATGACGTCAAAGACGCGCTCGCCCTGAATGTCGGAAAGTCTCATTTACGCCTCCGCCGTGCCGGCCTTGATGTAGATTTCAAAGGGAACGGTGTCCTGCGCACTCATGGAATAGTGTCCGGTAAACTCGAACGCAAACTGCCCCTTGGACTTGTCCGCCGTCTTGAGCTGGAAGCCGCCCGTGGAAAGCGCGTTGAGCAGCTTGATAGCGATAAAGCCTCCGTTGGTTTCGCCGTTCTTGTCGGAATAATCGCCCACAAGCCAGATATCATCAAAGTCCGCGTCCTTGAGGTCGTTGCGCGGTGTGACCTTGGTTGTGTCGGTCGTCCCGATGTCCGCCGCGCCGCACAGCCGCTTTGCAATGGCGGTATCGGCGTTGACAAAAGTGCCGGTCATCTTGACTTCCCACGAATCGAGCTTTTTCAGCTCCTTCATGTTCTTCGGACAGTTGTCGATATCCTCGCCAAAGTCCGAATAGGTCGGCGTGGCGGTAAAGTTGACGCCGCCGGTCGTTGCGCCGATCTGCCCCGCCTCGCCGATGGTGCCGGTAGCCGGTGTGAAATCGGTCGTCAGGATGCCGGCGTTGATCTGGAGCTTCTGAAACGCATCAGAAGGAATCTTGGTAAATTTCATGTCGTTGTCCTTTCATCAGTTTTGCGACAGGAACTCAACCGTAATGTTGAGATACCGCCGCTTGATGTTTTTATCGCTTTCGTCCGCGATGTTCTGACACCACGGGGAGCCGCGCTTGATCCACATCGCCCCGCCGTCATACGGCACAAGCACGCCGCCCATGCCGATGGCGTCGCTGATTTCCTGCGCCTTGGCATTGGGAACTGCCTCGCTCTCGGTGTAATACCAGAGGTTGATCGTCAGCGCGATCTCGCCGCTCTCCCATGATCCGGTGATAAGCTCATAGGTCAGCCACGGGAAAACCGCATCTTCCGGCACGTTGGAGGTCGGATAGGCCGGGAGGAATTGAGAAAACCACGCATGGAGCGCCTTGTCCTTTGTCATTTCGGCAGCTCCTTTCGCTCCGCGGTGAAAAATTTCAGCGCCCGGATCGTCGGGCCTGCCGACCGCGGCGCAGCCCGTTCTTCCGGGTTTGATGTCACGCGGTAGGTGTTGCCGGTGGACGTGTCGCGGAAATAGTCGTTGTACTCGATGGGAAGGGTCTTGTTGACCAGCGCGGAATACACCGAGGTCACGCCCTCTTTTTCGGCTCTGCGGGCCTCCATCGAGGTGTCGAGCGCCTGGTAGTTGAGAAATTCCGCGCCCTCGGCCCATGCGACGATGTAGCCGCCTGCGCCGTCCGGCGTTCGCGTCTTTTCCATCAGCACGCATTTGCTTGCGAAATCGTCCAGTAAACTCACGGTTCCACCCCCTTGAGCTTTCGCCAGTCGTTTAACCGGCCTCTGAAAGCGTCCTGCCAGCCGTTTAACGTGCTGCTGTCGCTTCCTGCGCTGCGTTTGGTGTAGGAGTAGCCCCCAAAGCTTTCGCTTTGATACGGGCTTGCAACGGCTTCTCCGTTCTTCTCCTGCCAAGCCTCGATCTCAACCGAAAGATCGATTACGGTTTTCGGCACGGCAAGCGCCCACACAGAGCCGGTAAACGTCTCGTCCGTTAAATCGACCGCCGGATATTGATGCAGACCGTCGTTAAACACGGAGCCGCAGATGCGGAAATATTGATTGGTTTGGAGAAAAGGCAGCGCAATGCTGCCATTCTCCACGGTGAACGTGCCCTCGTGAATCTCCACAAGGAACCAGTTGTTCAAGTGCCGTAAGACCTGTTCAAGCATCACGCTGCCCTCCTATCAGGTTTTTGCCGTTACGTCAGCGCTGCCGGACTTGAGCGCATGATAGTTGCCGTCGCACTCAACAACGGTCACCTTCTGGCCGGTCGCAATGGTCAGGTCGCTCTTGCCGTCCCAATCGTTCCAACCGGCAACGTTGTCGCCGTAAGCAACGGTCGCGGCAGAGGCGCCAGACGTGTACTTATACTTGTTGCCCGCAGCGGCCTTTGCCGGAGACACGGTCAGCTTGGTATCGCCGCTCTTGGAGCCAGCGGCAGAGGTGACCGTCAAAGAGCCGAGCGTGCCGTTGTCGATGGTGCCAACAACCACGCCGTCAATGCGCTCAGCAAACAGCTCCATGCCGTTAATGACGGTGTCCGATGCGGTCATGTTGGTGTAATCAGGCTCCTCATGGATGCCGATGTAGCCGGTTGCGTCGGTGGTGAAGGTGAAGACCTCCTGCAGATCCGCGCCGTTGACGGGGATGTAGTAGAGAACGATGTTGTCCTTTGCCGTGGCGTAAATCTTGCCCTTTGGGACGCTGGCGTTCATGATGAGCGTGCCGAGGCCGAGGAAGTTCTCGACGTAGCTCATGCCGAACGCGGTCTGCACGGTGATGTTGGCCGTAGACAGGTAATCCGCAACGTCCAGCGGGTTCATAAAGTAGACCGCGCCGATCTCATCGTCCTCGAAAAGGACCTGCAGATTGCCCCACGCCTGTGCAAGAACAGTCTGGAAGTTCTTACCGCTCACCGCGCCGGTGCCGGTCGAGAGGAAGTCAAAGAAGCTCTTGCGGATGCCCTTCTGCACATCCTTGAGCATTTCGTCGGTGGTCATCTCCACCGCCTGATCGTAGCCGCGGTCGGTGATCGCCTCGGCAGAGGTGGCCTTGCGCCACTTCTTGAGCGTGATCTCCTTGTAGTTCACAGCCTCGGTCTTGTAGTGGGAAAGGGGGATGGTGTCGCCCTCGGCCACAACGCCGCTCTCGAGCGTGCCGGTCGCCTTGTAGCTCTTGAGCACAGTACCAGCCTGCTTTGCGATCTTGCGGGTCACACCCAGGGCCTCCATCAGCTTCTTGATGGAGTACCCGAACATTTCGGTAAATTCGATCTCGCGCACGCGGGCGAGATCATTTTTCTTAATCAGATTGGTTTCAGCAGCCATAATTAGCCTCCGTTCTTATTTTCAAAAAGATTGATGTTTGCAGCGATCGCCGCGCGGCGCTCCGCCCTGTCCTTGATCTGCATGATCTGGTCTTTAGTCATTGCGCCGCCGCCGGTGTTCGCCGGGGGATTGGCAGGATTCGCGCCGTGCGTCTGCGTGGTGGAGACCAGCCCCTTGTAGGTGCCGTCTACGAGTGCATCAAGGCTCTTGGTGTCCTTGATCTTCTCGCCGTCCAGCTCCAATGCGGCCATTTCTTCGCCGCAGCCGCGCATGGCAAGGTCCAAATTTGCGCCGGTGATGTTTTTGCTCTCAAAGTAAGCACGCACGGCCTTTTCCTTTGCCGCCTTGCTCTCCTTTGCCGTGATGTCGGTCTTAAAGGCTTCAAAGGCCGAGTGTTCCTTCTCGTACTTCTCCTTGTAACCGCCATCGCCTGCTGCCTTGAGGTCATCCAATTCCTTCTGGACGCTGGGCAGCTTCTCCGCGTCCGCCTTGTACTTTGTGAGATCGTCCTTGATGGGGTCGACCACGCCCAGATGCAGCGCAACCAAGCGATTTTCGATCTCTTCGGTGCAAGCGTCGCCGAGAATATTCCTGATTTCCGCTCTCGTAAATTTCGCCATGTTATTCGTTCTCCTTTTCCTTGGCCCCAATTCTTCGGGGGCGAACGTTGTATAAAAACCGCTGTGCCTCGCGGGTTTTACCTGTTCTAAATTGCGTTTGCCATTTCCCACGCCTTGTGGATTTTCGGTCCTTGCCACGCGATCCAGTCGACAAGCTCCTCGTTTTTGCACCATGCCCCTTCAAAAGAAAGCCCGCTATCCGAAAGACCGCTTTCGCTGAAAAATGCGTGTACAATTTCATGCCGTAGCGTTTGCTTTTGAGCTTCTTTTGCCGTTTCTACCGGCTCGTTTTCCCACCCCTTATAGGTTGTCATGTCGCAAATTACGATTTGCTTCAAAAGGTGGTCGCAATATCCGTCAATGCTCCTGCGCTCAAATGCCTCATCGTCGCCGTACTTTTTAACGACAATTTCGTAATCTGTGCCTAAAATGTTGACTTTGCTGTTAGCCATGCGTTACCTCCTGAAAGAAAAAGAGCCAACCACCGAGAAAAACTCGGTAGTTGGCTCCTATTGCCCTTTCCCGCGCCCTATTACGCGGAAGTGCTGTATTTGATTGTTTTCTTGACTTCTAAGACAATGTACCCGTCGCCTTTTCGGCGTATTTCAGCGTCGTTGCCGCGCTTGATGATGGCTTCAATGGCCTTGATGGTCTCGTTATCCATTTTTCAGCTCGCTTTCCAGAATATCCCGATACTGCCCCGCATGGTCGGCGGCAGCAGGTTTCAAAAACGGCTGTGCCTTGTTGCCTCGTGTGTAATGCCAGTTGCCCTTCGCATCCTGGTACACCCACGGCGTAGGCCGTCCGCCACCGCCTTCGGCGTAAATGCCCGTGCCAAGCTCGACGTAAGGCGCATACTCAACATTTGTCCCAATATATACCGCAGGTTCATCTTCGTCCACAACATGAGTAATGCTATTCCTAAGATTGCCCGTATCTGGTATTTGCAGCTTTTTCGCATATCCCTCTGCCACCAGCCCGATCTTTTCCAGCCCGCGCAGCAGCGCCGCCTTGATCTCAGCGGAAACCTCCTCACTGTGGTCTTGGATTGTGATGCTCATCGTTGCAAATACCCCTCTCCGCGTTTCTGCCGCTCCCATTGTGCAAATGTCATGTCAGGCAATGATCCGTATTTGTCTCTTCTCAATCCATTTGAGGTATCTACGCCATCTACTACCGCAGTCGTCGTGCAGCGGCAGTTATACACCAGATAGCCGGGTGCGGAAGTATCGCCGGGAAACATGATCTCATAGCCGTCGACCTTAAAGGGCTTATCAATGTCGGCCTGCTGGCCGTCAAGCATGGCGTGTGCATGGCGCGTCCTGTTGTCCAGCGTCGCTACCCACTCGCGCCTGAGCTTAATGCCCATCTTCTCCGCCGCCGCGTAGCTGTCCATGCGTCCGGCGTTCTGCGCGCCGGTCACGGCAGTTCTGGCCGTGCGAATGGCGCTGTCTCGGCTCATGGTGGTAATGCGCTTTTGCAGGTCATCCGCCATGTGCTTGATGCTCTTGCCCTGTAAGATGGAGCTGGTCACGCTTGCCGTGATTTGCTTCTTGCCATACGCAAGGTCTATCCCGCGCTTTAAGGCTCGTTTCGGCGGGTAATATGGCATTAAATCGGGTTGCTCTACCATAAGCCGCTTGACCGTCTGCTCGTCCCACAAGTCAAAGCCGACGCTTCCCGCGACCTGTTCGATGGTATAGGCCGAATAGTTGCGGTTAAGGGAGTAGATACCCGGCGTTGCATCGTTGGTATAGGACACCGCCACAGCGTTTGCATCGGTCACGCGGTGTGCCACCCTGTCACGCATGTCCTGATAGCGTTCCCCGCGCCCGATCTGGTTCAGCCGCCATTGCTTATAGTCGGCCTCCGTCCATTCCTTACCGTTCTGCACGGTGCCGATCAGCGCTTTCATTTCCTCGTCGCGCTTTTTGAATTGCTCAAAATATGCGTCGATGGTAGCTTGCAGCTCTTTCCCGGCTTCGCGGTATAGTTTTGCAATGCGCCGTTCCAGCGCGGCAAGTTTTTTATCAGTCAGCCGATGCCCTAAATCAGGCGTTGCCATCGCCGTTCACCTCAAATACCCCATTAAACAAGTCTACAGGAGAACGCCCAACACAGCGGGCTATTTTTTCTATATATTCAAGGCTTGGAATTCTTGTCCCCAGTTCCCACCGTGCAACCATCAAGCGAGTTCCGCCCAAGGATTTTCCGAATTGCTCTTGCGTCATTTTGGCTGTTTTTCTGACATTGCGAATATTCTCCGATAATTGCTTCTTATTCATTGCCAATCACCGGCTCCGTCAAATCGATAACCTCTGCAGCCTTCCGCTTCGCCATGTCCTTGTACTGGTCAATGTCGCCGTTGATGGTCAGCAGCTTCTTTGTGATGTACTCGTCATCGTAATACGCCGCGCCCAGCAGAATATTTTGCGTTTCCTCGCTCTTGTTGATAATCTGATTGCGCGTGTAGCTCGGCTGATCCTCAATGCCTGCCAGACGCAGAATCTCAACAATAAACCGCGTGACCTCGGATTCAAACTTGTCCGTTTTCAGATCCAGCGGCACATAGCTTGCCTTGATTGCCGTTGCCGTTTGATTGCCCGCGGACACCGCCGCAGCGTCAAAGCTCTGAAAATCTTCATAGAGCTTCTTTTTCAGCATATCAATGGTGCTGCTCGTGCCCTCATACGGTGCCTCGATGGTCTTGCTCTCCACCTTCGCACCGTCGTCGCCGTTAGCGTGGGCAACATGCGTGGTTTTCAAGCGCTCCACAAACTTTGCATCGTCCAGATCATCCATGCCGTTGCAATTAGAAAGCACCCAATAGATCAGGTTGCCCTCGTCCACGTTGTTGACCATGTTCGAGGATGCAAGATCGAGCGCGTCGATGGTGTTGCGCTTTCCGGCAATTTCGGATAGGCACCGCTTGTTGTTTTTCAGCGGCACGATGGGGAAACTCGGATAATTCCCGCCGTCGTAGATTTCGGTTTCGCCTACCTCGGCCTTGCGGATAACGAGCTTGTAGCTGCGCTTTTCCTGCAATACGCTCATATCTTTGTTCTTCGGCTGGAAATACTCGGTAAAGCCGTCGATCTCGTACAGCGTCGCTCTCAGGGGCTTATCCTGTGCCACCTGCCAAAACCGGATGCCTGCCTTCATTGCACCGTCCTCTTCATCATAGAGGGGGACAAACTCAAGCAGGGAGAACACCCGCAAATGCGTCAGATCCCAGAAGCCGAAGGACACGCCCGCGATTTTCGCCTCACGCGCCGCATCCATGACTTCCTGGTCGAAGTCCGGGCATAGCTTGTTCGGCGTTTCCTTCTCCGCAAAGGTCACACCGTTTCCCAGCAGATACGAAACCTCCTGATCCACTGCCAGACCGAAGAAGCGGCTGGCCAGCTTATGATTTGCCGTCCACATATCCGTGTGGCTGCGCCCCTGCATATCATAGATGATCTTCTCATAGCGGTTAATGGTCGGATTTAGACCGTTATAGTATTCCTCCGCATCCGCCGCCGTTTTATATGCCGGACTCTCGCGGTGCTCATTGATCGCGCTGCGGATAAACGCCATCCGCGCCTGCTCGTCCTCGCCAACCGCCACAAGGTCATTATATGTTTTGATAGCCGCTCACCGTCCTATCTGTTCCAAAGTGGTGTATACTCGCGCCGATACGCCTTGTTCTTCAGGACCGTATAAGCAAAATACCGTGTTTCATCCATTGCGTGATCGTTTTCTTTGATCGGCCTGTCATCGGCGGATTTTTCGTCCCACCGATACAGGCCAAACTCGCGGATGCAGTCTTTGCAATTTCGGTGTATCTTGATTACGCCGTCCTGCAAAAACCGCGCCGTAGTCATAATACCGTTGGTTACGTCGTTGTTGGCCTTTCGCACCATATAACCACGCCGCCGCAAAACCTCGATAAACGAGGCGGCAGACGGGTCAACGATGATGCTTTTAACGTTTGCCTCGCCGATGAGCTTTTTAATTTCGTCGGCGTATTCCTCGTCCGTCTTGTTCTTCTGGTTCTCGCGCCCGGAATAGTAATACTCGCGGATGCGCGTGGCCGTCTTGCCATCCCATCGCCACAGCCCTGCGGAAAACGGGTTAAGTGTGCCGTAGTCGCAGGACACATAGTATTCTCCCTTTTCCGGCAGCTCGTCCACAATGCAGCTCTCGTCAAACATGGGGTAGATCAGGCCCTCGGCCACTACCCACAAGCCGCGAATGTATCGGTCGTAGAACACGCCGGAAAACATTGCCTGATAGCGTTCCAGCGTCTTTTGAGATAAGCCGGGGTTGTCCGTCATTTCAAAATGCAGATACAGCGCGTTTCGCTCCTTGTTCCGCTGTATCCACTCTGTATAAAACCAGTGCTGTGGACTTCCCGGGTTGCAAGAAAACCACAGCTTTGCGCCGTCAACGGAGCAGCGGGTCAAGGCCTGTTCCACAAACGAACGCGGCATAAGCACCACCTCGTCCAGCAGCACCCCCGCCAGCGTGCGGCCTTGTATCAGCGTATAGCTGGCCTCGTCCTTTCCGCCGAACACCTCAAAGTAGTTTGTCACGGCTCCGCGCCGCACTTCCATAACCTTGTCACCGCGCCGCCAACGGATGATATAACGTTCCTTTGCAAGGCTCATCGCCGTGAACGGCACGATGATGTTCTTGGTGCAGCTATCCACCGTGCGGCCACACACACCAAATCGCTGACCGCTGAAATTCTCCATCGCCCAGCGGACGAACGCCCACATCATGATGGAGGTCTTGCCGGAACGCACGGCGCCGTCGCAGATCAGCGCGTCATACTTGGAATAGGAAAAAGCAAGGATTTTTGCTTGTTTTGGGCTAATCATGTGGCATAAATACAACTACCATAGACGGAAATGGAGCAGAATTTTTACTTCCGCCAAATTTTAATCGTCCCCTAATAAACCGAATTTCCACATTGTTTCTTTTGTATATGTAATCGTGGAACCATTTTGTATCTGTTCTGGCAGGAAGTAGCATTACGACGGTAGACCCGCTAACGGATGCAAATAACGCTCTCCTCACCCATTGCCCGATGCCACGCCCATATGGAGGATTGCACCACACGGTTCCTTTCCACGGATGTTTCAGTCCGTCTTGTTCCTTCGTATAGAACTTGTCGCACTTTGCATTTTCTGGAGTTGCACACACATCAAGTGTAAATTGAAATTCATTATTCAGTTTATCAAACAAATCTTGTGGCGTTTCCCATAAGTCTGTTTTACTGGAAAACATTAATTCTGTATTCATGTGTCGCTCTCCAACTCCTCCGCCATCTCTCTCAGGCTCTTGCTGAGTTCGTCCTCTTTGCCATTATCAGACGGCCCGCCGCTTATCATCGCCCACTTGTCGATCAGCGTCCCCATCGCCGTTGTGATTTGACTGAGATTCGCCGCCGCCAGCTTTTCGGGGTCGTTGAGCATTTCAAGCCCCTTACCGATGAACGAACACACCATGTCTTTGTGCTTGTCCATGTACGCTAATACATCGGCGGTGTTCTCTTCCTTTTTTTTCTCACACTTTTCCACAATGTCGGCATTCGCCCGCACAAGGTTCTTGACCGTCGTTGCGGACACGCCGTTGATTTTCGCTGTGGCGCAATAGTTATTCGTCTGCACATAGTCCGCCAGTATTTTCTTTTTCTGCCGGTCTGTCAGACGCGCAGCCATTGTCACCACCTCGCCGCTTTTATTTGCTACCAGCCCCCGCCCCTTGGCCTTACATAGCAGATTTTACCCACCCATGCGGCTTTCTGGAAGCTCTCAAACATGGGGTGCACAGTTATTTTGGCACCACACCGCGCTGCGCCTTTTCATCAGCCGCACACTGTTTTTGCGGATTAACTGTCCGCCGCTGTGGCCACCAGCTTGTGTGTACTTAACTTCTCGCGCTTCCTCGCCCGCTTGTGTGGTTGGTACGGCATTGCAGTCCTGCCCTGCTTTAGCGCTTCATGGAAAGTCCCCGTCACTCGCTGTGATCTCCCCTTACGGGGCACCTATGCCGCATATTGCCCTCAACCGCCCGCCCCGAAGGGCGGGCTATCAAGGGAGGAGGAAACAGATGAAAAAGCAGAGGCGTGAAGAGCCTCGCCCCATCACGCCTCTATTTTTGCATAGGTTTTTCTTATTTTTCCCCTTAAAAGGGGAATTTTCAAAATTTTTTTAGATAATCGTCAACGGTCATCGGATTATCCGTCCTTCCGAGCAGATAATCGACCGATACCCCGAACTTATCGGCAATGCTTTCCAATGCGTCCGTTGTGGGCGTAGCCTCCCCCGCCTCGTACCGCCTCACCGCGTCACGGTGCAAGCCGCACAGTTCAGAGAGGACATATTGCTTTATTCTCTTTCTCTCCCGTAAGCGCTTCAAGCGCTCGGGGAACGCGTTCATACCACATCCCCCATTCCGATCTGCTCAAATTCGGGCTTTTCAAAAAGTGGAGCAAGCATCTTTTCTTTCGCTGCCTCGTAAAATCCCTTGTCCACCTCAAACCCATAAGCATTACGCCCCATCTCATAAGCTGCGCGAAGCGTCGATGCACTTCCGGCGCATGGGTCGATCACAACATCGTCGGGATCTGTAAACACGGAGATCAACTTTTTCAATACCGCAACCGGCTTTTGTGTCGGATGCACCTTTGGATATTGACTGCGCTTGTCCCTCTCCCACGCGAACCAATCAAATACCATGTGCCGCTCGCCATCCGAACCAACGTTACGGAATTTCGGCAGCTTGTCCCGGTAGAGGACGACCGCAAATTCTGTTGCACCTACTATTTTCATGTTGGCTTTCAGCACCTGTGCGGAGTAGTTTTTACAGAAAAACAGCGGATAGCTTTTCATGAACCCGTAGCGCTTTCCGTATTCAATTACCGTTTGCATTTGCTCAAACGCGCAAAACACGATCATTGCCGGAGCCTGCCCCTTTTCCTTCGGTTCCTTGCACAGCATACGATTACAGAAGTGCATGTACTCCGCAATTTTGAATGTTCCGTCCGTGTGGAAAAAGCTCTGCTTTGCAAGCTTACTTTCTCCGTTTTTGTTATCTCCGCCGTTGTACCACATCGGATTGCTTGCATAGGCGTCCACGCCGATGTTATAGGGGATATCCGCAATCACAAGCTGTGCTTTTGAAATATTGTATCGCTTAAAATTCTGAAAATTGTCATGGTATAACTCGCATTTCATGCCAGCACCTCCTCCGGTCGAAAACTCTCTTTGATCTCCTTTCCGTCTACCATGATCGCCACGGTCACATAGCGCCGCTGCGGATGGATGTACGTCACCACGCCGGTGCGGATCGGGTACAGCTTTTCACCGCGCGCCTTTCCCGGGAACTCCTCCGGCACCGTCATAAACTGCGCCCGCACCTTGTCGCCTACCTTCATTCCGCACCTCCAAACGCTTCCTCAAATGTCAGGCCGCTCTCTCTGAGAATGCCTTTGATCACGTCGATGGTATGCTGATTGTTGCCCGACAGCCACCACCAGATGTTGCTTTTGGAAATGCCTACCGCATCGGCAAGCTGGCGGCGCGTGTACTGCCGCTCGCAGAAAACCTTTTTCAGCGCCGGATAGACGCAATAGGGAAATTCGATCATTTTCTCCCCACCCTCCGTTTGTATCGGTCTTTTGACCTCTGAATGTAATTAATCATCGCGCTTTCTTCGGCTATGCTGGCCGTTTCGTTGCTTTTTGCCTCTTTCTTTTCTTGTAGCCACGCAGCGTATCGCTCACAGGTCGAATGACAGCCGACATGTCTCTCCTGACAGTTAAAACAGCTCATGTCATCCCACCTCGTACTGCGGACAGGCAAGCACGCGATAGCTTGTCTCGTAATGCCTGCGAGCGCCGCCGCAAGAATTCATCAAAACCTTTGTCCTGATCGCGCGCCACCCCTCGACCGGCTGCCACTTCAGCTTCCGCGTTTCCTTGTCGCATTCCGACCAAGGGCATTTTCCGCAGGCGTATTTGCATGACCAGCAAAGCGTCGAACTTTGTTCTGCCATTTATACTTCCTCCACCCATATGCCGAATCGCTCCAGCATCAGTTTTTTCTTGATGATATAGTCCTTTGTTTTAAAGCCCTTGGCGTCCTCTACGATCGTTTTCCCGTTGCGGGTATACACGAAGTCGGCTATGTATGTAACTGCCCTCACAGCGGCTCCTTTGGGCGTCCTCTGCGCCCCCACGAGCTTGTACGTCTGCTGTAGCTTCAAATCGTGTATTTCCCCCGCTTTCAGCAACAGCCGCAGCTCATCATAGCGGTCTGCCTCGTGCTTGCTGTCAAACGTAATGCCATGCCGCACGGTTTTGCGGTTGTGGTACTTGCCCGTTTTTTGAGCAAGTACCTTTTCAACCACTTGTTTTTGTGCCGCAGGCCCGAGACGCGCAAGGTCAGATGCCGTCAGGCTCATTTTCCCCTCCCGTCTGTCACCATGACCACGCGCACCTTGCCGAACTGCTCAAGCGCCATTGCCACGGCCTCCTTGGTCGCCAGCTTGTCGCCGTGGTCTTCGATGTCGATGATGATGCGGATCATGTGCCCTCCCTCCGCGCTCCGTAGCTGCAAAAATCGTCACCGTCAACTTCATTTGGGGATGAACCTTGTTCATAATCCCAGTGATAGCAATAGCCGAACGGCCTTCCGTTATAATATTTTCCGTTTTGTTCGAACTTAGTGCAGTCCTTGCACCGCACCACTGGCACAGAAGCATCTCTCGTTAGAGCAAGATAAGCGAGAGCAAGAGGCCGGCTATGATGCAATAGTTCATCTTCGTCCATGTATTGTGCGATATGTTCGATGGTTGCAATAGCTTCTTGTTTCAAATCAACGTCGCCAAGATCATTTGTATAGTGTATTAGTTTTTCCCTAAGCCTCATTGTCCGCACCTCCGTCCATCTTTGCGCCGCAGTTGTAACAGAACCGAAACGCGGGTCTGTCATCAGGGTCGTCGTAATCGTCCGGTAATTCTTCCTTACAATGAGAGCATCTCCAACCCCATTCTCTTTCATATCCTGTAGATGGCGTCCCTGTTTCTTCATCAAACCATTCCCACCGCCCATGCACCACCGGGGCAACGTCGGCGGCGGGGATTTCCGAGAAAATGTCCACAAGGTCTGCCATTGGTACTTTAAAGATTCCCGCGACTTTTTCTGCCGCGTCAGCCCTCCTGTTCCATGCTTCGACCACCATTTCTACGGCGTTGCTTTCGTACTCCATGTTGTCCGTCAGAATCCTTGTACCTGCATAGCATTTAGAGCAAATTACTCTTACGCCGTTACCTACAAATAGCCGCGCTTTACCTCCGCAAAACGGGCACGGTTTCAGTTCAGTCATCTTTCATCGCCTCCACATAGCACCAGCTTTGGGGCGGGCGGCGAAGCGGCAAAGCCCCATTGTTGCAGATACCGCCGTTGTTACTGTACATGGCGCAGGCCTCACAGTATAGGTCATTAGGACAAAGCCGCCGAAACGCCGTCAGCTCCCGCGGCTGGTCATAGATCAGCAGGTCGGAGATGTGCCAGCCGTAGCCCTTTGCCGCCTTCAAATATCCGTGCATATTTTTGAGGGTAAGGCACGACTGCCGCGCAACATCGTTTGTTGTCGGCTGATCTTGTCCTTTGACATAGTAGCTGCCGCCGGGTGAGCGCGTTTCCAGCTCATATATCAGGTCGCAGGTAAACTCCCCAATGACCTTGCCGTTAGCCTTGCGAATTTTCCCGTCTGCACCGTGCAGTTCAAGAATGTTGTGCGGGTTCTTCGCGTCAGGCATCGTACAGTAGATGTACGCCTTAAACGGCGTTTTCAGTTTTGGCCTGGTCTTTCTGACTTCGATGGTCTTTTCGCCGCTGGCAACTTTCTCGCACCACTTCGGGCGGATGCTCAGCATAACAGCTTTACTCATTTTTCATCGCCTCCAATGCTTTCTCCGCTTCATTGACGGAGAATACACCTAATTTCCGTCCGCTTAGCGTTAGATAATTGTCCGCAAAAGCTGTCAGGAGGATGTTCCAATGGTCGCTTTTGTAAGTGATGCCATCCCTTTGCATTTCTACATCGTCGGCGTCCGAGAAAGGCAGCACCACCAGCCGACCGTCCTTGTCAGCCTCGGCCAGTTCGCGCAAGCGGTCGTCCAGCAGCCAGTTTTTCACATACTCCCAACTGCAATTGTAATCAATTCCAACATCCATCAGGATATTAGACATTCGTTTAGCCTCTTTCGGCGTCAGCCCCGTGTCCTCGTAGGCGGCGAGGCGCTCAACGCCTCCCTGTTTGAATCCACCACGTTTTTTCATCATCGGGAATCCGTCTTTATCGCGGTATGTCAGTCGTTCCATCACTCCACCTCCTAACATCCAGTCCCAACGCCATAATCGGGATTATTGGTAATCTTTGCAATTTCGTCTGCGGTCAGCGTTTGATTTCTTACAGTATATTTAACGGGGCCTTTGCACCTGTTCTGACACGACAAGCACTCACAACGGTTACAGCTACTTGTTGTATTCTGCCGGAATGGGCAGAGGTGATTGAAACAGTCCATCACATTTCCCTCCATCTGCACCCGTCACAGGCCCCCTCATGGGCCAGCGTGTAGTTTCCGCATTTCAAGCACAGTTCGTTCCGCAGTGCGTCAATTTCTTTCGCCTGCGCCTCGATCAAGTCAGCGGCTTCCGCCAGATCGTCGCACAGGGTAATGGGCGTTTCCCACTGGTTCCCCTCCGCCCATTCTGCGTGCTCACGCAGCGCATTTACGAGGTTTTGATCTCTCATGTCCTTCACATTTCTTTCGTTCATTCCTTAACCCTCCAATCATCGTTCCGCACCTGAAATGCATCGCCGAGCTGGATGGTCTCGGGGAAATTGCGTTGCGTGGTCTGGATGGCGTACTTGTCGATTTCCGTTGCATAGTAGGCGGTGATCTTCACGCCCAGCTTGTCCAGGGCGATGTGCCCGCAGCTCATGCCGTCGTACATCGACAGAACTTCCACCGGCTCCGTGGTCAGCCCTTCAAAGTGGCTCATAATGTGGGCGATCACGTCCACCGTCCAGCCGTTGCCCAGCATCTTGTAGGCTTGGCTGTTGCTCACCGGGAAAACGTACTCATCCGGCATGGTCTGGAGGCGTTTACATTCCGGCACGGTCAGCTTGCGAATGATGTAAAATCCGTCTCGCAGTTTAATCGGGTATCGCTTGCCTTTAATGGAGATAAAGCCGTCGCGGACTTCGTATACGGGGCACACTTTCCCATCCAGGCCGCCGATTGGCGTTGCATAAAGGCCCGTCTTGGCTCCCAATCCTCCGCCATTCCCGCAGAGGGTCACGCTTTTCCCGTCAGGGCTGTAATCACGGTATTGCTGGCTGTCAAAAGTCTGGTTCTTGGCGTCGTTTTCAATGGTGCCGATACGGACAGGCTCGACGCAAATGTTGTACGGCACGCCGCGATGAACATTTGCGGTGATGCACAGCGCTTTGTCTGCCTCCCCTGGCTTTTGCAGATATGTCCAACGGTCGGAGTATTTGCCATGCTCACCAACCATGTAATCCATTTCCCGCTCAGACAGCGGCTTAATGGCAACAGGCTCCGCTACCGCGTTCCGCTGCCTGCGCGCAACGGCATCCTCCGCCGTCGCACTGTGTCCTGTTTGGAGCGCATAGCTCTTCTCGCGCAGCGGGAAGCCGGTCTCCAAAATATCCCGCAGCAGAATACCCCTGTCCTCCGGCTGCTCCACCGGCACCTGGCTGTATGTGCCGTCCTGGTTCCGTCTGCCCACCCAATACAGGCGCTGGCGGTTCTGTGCGCTTAATAGCGCGGAGTTGATAAGCACGGGTTCCACGCCCAGCTCCGCCGTGATCTGCGTCCGGATAGCGGGCGACATGGATTTGTTGTTCTCGTAGAGAAAATAGTCCGGTTTGTATTTGTCGCGGGCGATGCGGTAGTTCAAGAACAGCTCCCAGCCGATGCCGCTGGCCTTGGTCTCGCGGTTCTTCGTCTGCGCAATACTCCAGTGAGCTAAGTGCATGGAGACCCGCCGATAAGCAGTTTAACCATGCAAAACCACCTCCTCCGAATACCTAAATTTATATCCGCCGGTCGATTTATAACGGCGTTTCCCCTTGCAAACGCAAACGACCGTAGACGGGTTTACCCCCAGTGCTATAGCAGCCTCTTTTATGCTGCTCCACAGGTGAATTGGCTCCCCGTCCATAGATAACTGCCATACGGGGCGCTCCTTCGCTTTGTTTCGTGCCCTTGCTCCTTGTCCATAGGAGTTTTGACGGGACATATTAGCCCATTCCAGATTTGACAATCTGTTATTTGTCTTATCTTCATCCAGGTGGTTTACAGTAAGAAGTCCGTTCGGATTTGGTATAAAAGTATTTGCAACCACCCTATGTAGAAGCAGACTTCTTGCAGTTCCGTCTTTAGATAAATGCACTCGAACATAGCCGTTTCGCTCAACTTTTTGTTTTAGGATCCGACCCGTTCTTGAATTTCGTACCTCTCCATTATCCGAAACCTCGTAGAATCCTTCATACCCCGAAATTGGTCTCCAGTGCGTGCAGGGTGAACCGCCAATCAAAAGTTTCATGCTTTCCTCCTCACAGGTATTTTTTCATTTCAGCCGGTAGTTTTTTTTCTCGGTAATATTTAGTACGCAGCCTTTCGACCGCTCCGCAATGCGCGAGCCTATCGCCTCGTCCCAGTCCAGCACGCGCGAGATCGTCCACTCGGAGCTGATGATTGTCAAAAGGCTTGGCTTGATATACCGCGCATTGAGCAAATCAAACGCAATGTTGCGATCGCCCTCTGTTACCGTCCCCTTGAGAAAATCGTCGATGTACAGCACCTTGACGCTTTTCAGCGGATCAATGGCATCTTGATATGCCTCGGCATCGTTGACCTTTGCTTTGATGGCTGGAATATCCGCACGCCATTGCACATAGCGCACCGGCAATCCGGCGTCCATGAGCTTCCCGCACATCGCCGTGCAAAGGTGCGTTTTCCCGCTGCCGGGGCTTCCTCCGGCGTAAAACCATCTTCCGCGCCAATCGGCAAGATAGCGTTCCGCTTCCTCTTTGGCCTGCTTCTGCCACGGCTCATTCGCGCGGTAGTTCTCCATCGTGCATCTCTGCAAAATCTCTTTAAGCCCGCTTCTTTCGATGCGTTGAAGATTCCTTTTGCGGATAGAGCATTCGCACTCCCGGTACTCCGCGTTTCCGTCTGCTGACCTCCGCACGGTGTACCCCACTCCGCCGCATAGTGGGCATTCGTCAGAGATTGACAGCTCCGGGGACGTTCCATTTTTTCGCATCTCTTCCAGTATCGTTACTATGTCCATTCATCGCGCCCCCTTTCTTCTCCAGCTCGCGCTTCTCCCATGTTCGCACAGAGGCTTTCCAGTCCTTCATCGGATTCTTGCCTACCATCCAGCCTTTGGATGCGTAGAAATCAAGAAACCGTTGCGGGTCTACGTCTGAACCGCGTTCCCGAACATAAGCCAAAACATCGTCCAAAGTGGGAGGGGTAAAGCGCCTCGCGCGCGTATCTCCCTTGCTATCGTTAGATAGCTGGGTATTGGTTTCGGTATTGGTTTCGGTATTGGTTTCGGTATTGCCATTTTTGCCATTGGCAGGAATGGCTTTGCTATTTTTGCCATTGGCAAAACTGCCTTTGCCATTTTGCCATCTGACGGCAGCGCCCGCTTTGCCCGCCTCGCTTCTCGCATCAGAAATCTCCGCGTAGCTCGCCTTAAACCGATCCTCTTGTGCCATCACGCGATTGGCGTAAAATCTCTCATTGCCACAGAGCGCTATCTTCTCTCCCGTCATGCTGTATACCAGCAATGCCCGCGTTAGCCGACCGAACTCTGCATCGTTGAGGGCTTCCATCTCCTCTAAGTAGTCAAAGGGGAGGGCAGCATAATTTCTTGCCATATCGCCGCGCCTACGCTTTCGGCTTTGCTGTTAGCGTGACCGTCGCACCGTATCGCGTCATAACTTCTGCGATATCGGTTGCGTCACTCTCGGACACTTCTTGCAAGACAATAATCGCCTTTCCGTGCGGCGAAACGATATGCACCTCGTATTTCATGCTGCACCTCCATCAAAACGGAAGATCGCCATCGTCCTCAAGCTCGGCAAAGCCGTCTGGCGTGCTCTCTGCGGTACTGTATGATGCAGGGCTATCGTTACCCTCTTGCCGCTTGCTGTCGCCGAAGTATACGCTGTCGGCGACCACCTCGATGGCTGTGCGCTTGTTTCCGTCCTTGTCCTCCCATTTACGAGACTGCAAGCGCCCATCTACGATAGCCATGCGACCTTTTGCGAAATACTGGCTGACAAATTCAGCGCTCTGCCGCCATGCAACGACGTCAATGAAATACGTCTTGCGCTCGCCGCTCTGCTTGTCCTTGAAATCATCGTCAACGGCAAGCGTAAAAGATGTGACAGCCGTTCCGCTCTGTGTGCGGCGCAGCTCGGGATCGCGCGTCAGGCGGCCCATAACGCAAACTCGATTCATGCTCATATTGATTCCTCCCTGTTTTTTTCTGTATATCATGTTCTCCCGCGTCCATCCGGGGTATTTCGCCTTGAGATAGCCGACGATGCAGGCGTATAGTGCCGTCCTCTGTGGCCCCTCGTCAAAGGCTCGGTGGCAGGATGGGCAGAGCGTTACGATGTTCTGCTCGATGCCTCTGCCGCCCTGTGAGCGCCGTATAACGTGCGCTACAGGCTCTCCGTTGTTCCGCCCGCAGAGGATGCAGCGCCGTCCGTCGCGCTCGTATACGGCATCCTTGACGCTTTTGGGGATGGACGTGGCCTTTGTCATTTTGTGCATCCCCATTCCTCCATCATCCCTGCCAGCTTCTCCGGAGACAGGGTCTCGATGTTTTGCTCCTGGCAGTCCTGCACCGCCATATCGATCAAATGTGACATTTGCCGGGTGTTGTAGGTGCTGGAGCCGTAGTACAAAATCACGTTGGTGCAGCCGGGGATCCTGCTTGGCATGGTATCCGTCTGCCAGCCAAGCCCATTGTGTTCCCACCCGTTCCGCAACTTTTTCACGGCTGAATCGATCACACAGACCATTTCATGATTGCCGCCGATCTCCCGAATGTATCTCCGGTAAATATCCGTCTTGGGAATTCGGGTCTTTTCGGCCAGCCGGTCAACCAGAACCCAGAAGTACGCATTCGCGTCGAGGCTTCGCTTCTCGCGGTGCTTCTTTACGGTCACGTCAACGTCTGTCTCGTGCAGCTCGTCGTACAATGCGCCGACATTCTCCCGCGTGGCGATGGTGAGCAGATACCCACCATCGCGCGCAAGGGATAGATCATGCAGTCGGGCTTTCATTGGCTTTTCTCCTTGCCGTCATGCACGCCCAGCAGAGCGGAGCTTTATAGGTATTTATCGCGTTCTCCGCAATCTCGGCAACGGAATATTTCTTGCCGCCGTGCGTCACAGGGTAGATGGGCTTGCCGCAGTCCTTACAGATGTTTTTCTCATCGATCGGCTTTGGCTCGTTACGGGTATCGTCTACGGGGTCCTTAAAGGTATCGCTTTCTGCCTCGCTATAAATCCCTGAATAAGCGAGCTTGGAAAGTTTCAGCACAACGCGGTCAAACATCCGCTTAAAGGCCATTGCATAGGGGTAATCGTTTTTGCAGTTTTTTGGTGTGACCTCTCCGACCTCATAAAGCCCCTGCTCCTTGTCGCAGTAAGTATAGACCAGGGCGCCGCCGTAGCCGCATTTGTCCTCGGTCACGGATAAAGGATTGAACGGCTTTTCAAGTTTGTCGTTGATCTTTAAGCATCCGTTGTGCGAGATAATCAGGCCTGTATAGCCCATCTTCCCGCTCTTGGTCTCGTTCATCAGAATCCAAAAATCAGATGGGGAAAGCCCATACTTGCCGCTGCCAATGATCTCGCAAGCCTTTTTCTTGCTCTCTTTGTACTTGTCGGATTGCCAAACTGGGATTTTCTTTCCCTGCTTTTGGCTGTATTCCTCTACGTTCTCGCCAAAGTTGTACTCCATCACTTCACCCCCATGCTCATGCCCTGTACAAGCGTCGCACCGTCGATTTCGGCGCCGCTTTTCAGCAACGTGGCAAGGTCGGTCTTGCTCACCGTGGGGGCGTTGTAAGTAACCTCGTCGTCGTGACCGTTGGCAAGCATCCACGCCACCACCGCGCCCATGTCGGAGACCTCCACGCCGGTGGTCTTGCGGTAGCTGATGGAGCATCGGGGGGTGGAAAACTTCTCGCCGTTCAGAACAGAATCGAGATATTTTTTCTTGCTCTCTGCCGCACGCTCTAAAGCCTGTCTGCGCGCCGCAAGGGTCTTCTCTTCTTCGCGAATCGCCTTAGCTTTGGCAACGTCGTTTTTAATCCAAAGCGCGATGTTCTCGATCTTCTGCTCTCTTGCCATGTTCAGCTCCATGAGCTTTTCAACGTCAAGGATTTCGCCGGTCTCGGCATCTACACATTCCGCAAGCGCGGAATCAATCTGATACAAGTTCATTGCTTTCCTCCTCAAAAAATTCCTCACCGCAGTACGGGCAGACCGCTCGCTCGGCGTAATACCAGCCATTTTCCCCATCGAGGTTTTCGCGCTCCGTGTAGGTGAACGGCTCCGTGAAAATCGCGTGACAGCTCTCGCATTGATACATCATAGCCGACCCGCCTTTTTCAAAAATTTCCGTTCGCCCTTCGTTCGTACCAAGATTGCCATCGCGCGGGAGTATTCGCCGCGATAGTGACGCTCGATCTCGTCCGCGTTGCGGGCGAGGAAGTAGCCCTTGCCCTCGCAGGCGTTGACGATAAAGGGGCCGTCCTCCGTTTCATCGCGCCGCGCCTCCTCGATAAGCTCGCGCACGGTACGGTCCGGCAAACCGAGCAGGTCGCACAGGGCGCCGCGCGTCATAGCATTGTCCTCGCCCTCGCCGAGAGCAGACAACAAACGCAAAGCATCGTCTGTCATGGCGATACCTCTGTAAATTCGCCGCCGATAAGCTTGTACCATGTATCTGCCTTTATTTTTTCGCCATCAACAAACTCGGTTTTTACAAATTGGGGAACCATTCGATTTTTCTCATCCGAATACTTCCATTCGGCAAGCGTTATCCAGCTGCCGAGTTTTGCCTTAACGACGGATTCGGCTCCCGAACTACAAATAACCGAGTCTTCTCCCGAGCTTTCGATCTGGGCGTAGTCGCCGCTGCTGCCGATCTGGGCGTAGTAGCCGCTGCTGCCGATCTTGGCGTAGTCGCCGCTGCTGCCGATCTGGGCGTAGTAGCCGCTGCTGCCGATCTTGGCGTAGTTGCCGC